AAATACGCGAACAACCCTGAAAAACTAGCTGTATGGAAGGCCATGCAGAAAGACGTTAGGGTTGTTAAGGCGGGTGGTAAAAACACCTACATCGAACTTCGTGAAAGCTACAGACAACAGTTCAACGAGCTACAGAAAGTTATAGCAAGCCGAATCGACGGCCTCAAAGACGCAGACGGTAACCCACTAGCGAAAGAGGCTAAAGAGAAGCTCAAAACCGACATATTTGATAAGATATTCGCCAAGGGCCGTATTGAACCCTACTTCCCGCTAACGCGCCGGGGCGACAAGTGGCTGGAGTATAATACTAAAGTTACGGACGCACAGGGTAACACAACCACTGAACCTGTCTACATGGCCTTTGAGACCGCCTACGAACGAAAGCAGTTTATGGAGTCACTCAAAGGCAACAAAGATGTAGATCAAAAGTCAATACGCCCGTACGAGAACATAAAAGCTGCGATAAATGGGGCGCAGGGTAGCGCACCCCCATCTTCATTTATCAATGAAACTATGAAGTTATTGGCGGGAGTAGATCAAGATGTACGAGACGAGTTTACTCAACTGTTCCTGAACGCACTACCGGAATCCTCCTTTGCGAAGAGTATGGTCAGCCGTGCTAACGAAGGTAAAGGTCGGCTGGGCTTCGATAAAAATGCGGAGTCGGCGTTCCGGTACAAGGCTTACAATCTAGCTTCTCAGATAGAGCGTATGCGGTACTCCAACGACATTGATAATGTTATGACGGAACTCCGCGAAGAAGCTGAAGCACACGGCAGAGAGAATCCAGACGACCAGCCAGTGACAAATGCGACCTTCGATGAACTCGCACAACGCGCCAGCTTTGCCAAGAACCCACCGGCAGATAAACTTGCTTCTAGCCTCAACCGTGTAGCTTTCGTAGGGACGATTGGCTTCAACGTATCGTCCGCTGTAGTCAACCTGTCTCAAATACCACTTATGTTTGTGCCGATGTTGACCGGAGACTACGCCACAACATCAAACCCCGGAGCCGCCTTCAAAGCTGTAGGCAATGCAAGCAAGATAGTTATGGGTAGTGGTAAGTCGCGCAAGATAGGCACTATGCTCGGCGGGGAAGCTGATGCAACGGGTATGCCGTCCATAGATAACTACTACCAAGAGATACAAGATTCGGACGGTAATGTAACACTTAAAATAAGAGACGACCTCAACCTAGACGCAGCAAAACGTAAAGAACTTGAAGACCTTATGCCCCTTGTAGAGATGGCGGCTGCACAAGGGCAACTAAACCGTTCTATATTCTACGATACGCTTGGTGTTGAGTTGTCAGGCAGAGAAAAAGGTCTTTGGGACTACACTAACGCGGCGTCTGCGTTTATGTTCCATCAGGTAGAACGGTTTAATCGCCAAGTAGCTATGGTGTCGGTCTATCAACTAGAACTTGCGAGTCTAAGAGAAAAAGGCGGTATGACTGAAGCCGCCATGCAAAAGGCTGCGGCTGATAAAGCTATATACAAAGCGCAGGAAATGAATGGCGGCGCATTCCTAGCTACAGCCCCCCGTATTGCTCAGACTGGTATTGGGCGTGTTGCCATGATGTATAAGACGTTTGGCGTTCAAATGTATTATACGATTATGAAAACAGGCAAAGCCGCGTTCTCGGATGCTGACCCTGAAGTAAGAAAACGAGCTATGGTGTCACTCGCTGGTGTCATGTGTTCTTCTGCGCTCATGGCCGGTGTCCAAGGCTTACCGATGGTTGGAGCCGCGTTTGCCATCGCTAATATGTTCTTAGATGACGACGAAGATGACGCGGAAACAATCACCCGCAAGTTCTTGGGTGAAGGTTTCTACAAGGGTGGTATCAACGCCGCGACGGGTATGGACGTAGCCTCTCGTTTTGGCCTTGGTAACCTACTCTTCAGGCTAAACCCGTACGCTCAAGATCAATCCGCTGTGGAAATAGCCGCGCAAGCGATTGGCGGTCCAGCGCTAAGTGTTGTATCCCAGTTTGCGCGGGGGGTAGGCGATGCTGCTGATGGTAATCTACAACGTGGTGTAGAGACCATGCTACCTTCTGCCTTCCGTAATATAGCTAAGACAATGCGTTATTCAGAAATGTTCGGTGAAGGCGCGATTAAGTCAAGGCGTGGTGACGTAATATACGACGATATATCAACTGGCGAACTTACGGGACAACTTCTTGGTTTCGCTCCGGCTGGCTACACGTTGATCCAAGAAAAGAACATGGGTAGCAAGCGTATAGACCGTGCCGTGAACAAAAACCGCACTCAGGCGCTACGCGAGATATATATCGCATTACGTATGGGCGATAGCGCCGGAGTTAACGAAGCACTTGAGACGGTAAAAGATTTTAACTCTCGACATCCTAATTTTGGCATATCCCCTGCAACCGTAATAAAGTCCATGCGACAACATGGAAAAACGTCTACAACCATGATGAATGGTATAACTATCAGCCCCAAAATGCGCGGCGTTATACAACAGCACAGGGCAGACTACTGGGGTGAACCCGATACCAACCTACTCCGTCTGATTGACTTCGACTAAAAAAACCCCCACCGGTTAGGGTGGGGGCAAGTACAGGGCGTATGACGCCCCATTAGGAGAACGACAGACAGGGAGGTGGCTGTCCCTTAAACAATATCACACCGTTCTCCATATGCGAATACCTAATATCTTGTTCTCTACAACTACTTTTGCTTCAGTTTTGTAGTCTTTTGCCACAAGTATTTTGGCTGCTTGGCGCATTGCTTCTTCAGTATTTATGCAAGGTACGAACACTGAAGTACCTACAACCATATCGTCCCAGTTGACCACGATCCGCACCCCATCAGGGTTAAGATCGTCAGTCCTCAACACTGCTTGCTTCATCACTTCCCTCTATAGAACAACTTACGACGATCACATCAGTCGGCGGCAACTGCATGTGCGTACCCTTGCTCAACCGCATCTTGGTCTTAGTAGCGCCCATGTTTGTCTTTAGCTCTTCCAAGAACGCGGCATAGTTTATCTGCTGCTCACCACACCATATCCTAAGAGGTTTCGGTATTAGGTAGGCTTTCTTCAGATCTGTTTCGTACCTAGCAACCAGCTTACCTCTTGGCAGTGCTTCCGGCACAACAAGGGAATCGAGGCCGTTCTGGTTCTGCTTCCGTAAGTCGTCCGTGCTTTTGATCCACAAGACGTTACCCCAATGTTCGTGGATATAGTCGTTAAGCACTTCCTCGACCGACGCGTTCATATCTGACACGTAATGCTGGTTCTGCTTCAACATAGACACAGCCCACTTAAATATCTTGCCTATGTCGTAGTCTATAAGCCCCGCACGTTTAGCAAGTATAAGCCCAGCCATCGTGTTAGTAGCAAACGCAGACCAGAACCGGTTCTCAGACGTAAGACCCGCCGCCTTATCTACCTTGCCCCTGACCTCATCTATTAGCTTCGTAACTGCGTCTAGATTACTTATCACATACTGTACATACTCTTTACCTGCAGTACCGTAGTGGTTACTAAGCGCGGCACTAAACCTGTCTTGCTCCTCTTTCTCCTCTGCCCCACTAAACAAACGATCTACCTTCACCTCTAAAATGCGCTGTGCTTCCGCTTTCGGCATAGCTTTCGCCATGCTGACCCGCTCAATAATGCTTGTGTTGCCCGTAGTTACCGACAACAGCTTCCACGCATCCCCACGGTACCTCTCAGCGTTACCGCCGCTAGTCATGCGCCCCCGTTGCCTACCACCCGTTAGCTGATAGGCAAGGTTACTAAGTTCGTTGGCGCTGCTGTTAGTGAGTTCGTCCATGTACAAAGGTAGATTGTGGTAGATCTCGCCCCTGTGCATCTTCGTGTTAAACGTATCACGCTCGTTTATGATTAGCTCTTCCGGCCTCCCCCACACCGAAACTGCCGCAGCTATTGCCGTGGTCTTGCCCACACCGGACTCCTTGCTGTGTATATGCAGTGCCGCACAGTTGACGGGGGACAGGTTCATAAGGATAGAACCGAAAGACGAACCAACCACAAACTGATGTAGTTCAAAGCCGTCACGGTTGTAGAAGTTTATGGTTTCCTTCCACTCTTCCAACGTACCTTTTGGCTCAAAGGCAGGGAACAAACCCATAGTCTGGTTTGACGGGGGGTTAAACTCTACGCGGTCCCCGAATATCTCCTGATTGCCTAAGATAAACGACTTACACTGGTCGTCTGTCCAACCAAACTGTTTATGTGCTTCATCTGCCACGCTATTTGCCTGTAATTCGTTAACCCATGTTGTTGTGTAGTGCATAATCTCGTCCATCTTACTCACGGCTACGCCGTACATAGACATCTGTTTACGAAACTCTTCTCTGGAGTTTACGGCGGTCAAGGGTATTGTAAACTCCCGTACGCCGTCTTTCGGTAGGTGCAGCCGCATAACTATGGCCTCACCCAGTTCTCCGTCCCACAAGCGGCGGACCACGTATAGATCGTTGTGGTATATAGGCTTCTCGGTAACGTCACCGTCAGGAAGCGTCACCCTAGTATATACGCCGCCGTTAGCGCCTCTGAAGTATGGTGCGGGGTAAGCGGGTATTGTGTACGTGTTTATCGGTGCATCAGGTAGGTCTATCGACGGTGCCTCCACCACATTATCTTCTTCGGTAGCCTCTCGTATGCTGCTGCCGAGACTTATGGGCGACTTTATCTTCCCCCGGTTAGGACATTCGCTGCATATGCCGGGGCTAAACTCATCAAACGTGTCGCAGAGATACGGACCCTTAATCAAGTCCATCTTCTTTATCGTGTCTGCTGTGTTGTACTCAGGGTGGTTCTTAGACATTAAATGAGCGGCCTTCTGACCGTCTTCGCAGAACTTGGCTATCGACAGCCCCGCCCTCCATAGTGGCTCACTTATGTCCTGTTGATTAACAAGCACGTTCTTTATCTGTTCGCACCCGTTACCGGCACGGGTCTTGAGTACAATATCCTTAAAGGTGTTTTTCTTATTGCCCAGTAGCGCATCCATAACTGCGTTACTGCCAGAGGGTATGTGTCTCGTAGGAACTGGTATCAACTCAGCGCCAAGATATTCCTTGAACACATCTATATCTAAAGGTTTCGGCACATCACTACCGAAGAAACTCACCGATACGGGCGGGTCTGGTTTATGGTTGTGAGTACGGGGTACACGAAGTACCCGCGCCGCATCAGCAGTCACCGACGGATCTGCTAACAGGTTATGTTCCGCACATAGCCGCTTGAGGGTCTCGGCTACCGGTAACCACTCTTCCATACTAATAGGTTCTGACAAGAACCAATAAACGTGTATGCCGCGACCAGAGTTAATCAACAGCGGTTTCGGTAGGTCCAGCTTCTTGCAGAACCCCCGTAAAGCCAACATGGCTTCGTTCTGGTTTTCGTAATCCTTGCTAGGGCCACAATCTAAATCTAGAAAAAACGTTCTGAGTTCTTTGACATTGGTTACTTTGCGTGACCCAGCTTCTTCAAAAGTAGCTAGCGCGAAGTACGCATCAAACCCAGCCTCGTCTAGTTCCTGCGCTTTCGTCAGAACAGCGTCTATGGAGTCGTAGAACTTTTGTACCCTGCGGTTCTCTGAACCTAGGGACGCAAACACACAATAAAAGCCACCTTCTCCTAACGCTCTCTGTAAGAATTCTTTTGTTTCCATTATCACTTACCCGAGAGAAATCCCCGACCACGCTAGGCGCAGCCGGGGTTATGTTAAAAGAGCTAATCGTCCCAATCGTCCACAATAGCGTCTAGTTCGGGATCTTTGGCTTTCGCAGGAGTAGACTTCTTAGCCACCTTCTTTGGCTCGTCTATCTCATCCTCTGTTACCTCTGGCTCTTCCGCAGCGGCTGCAAACGGGTTAGCGCCTTCTGCTTCAAACCCATCGGTAGCCTCAAACGGAGAGGTTGTCTGCATAGGCACATAGTTAGTGACCTGCACAGCGTTCAGTCGTAGGGATACACCGGTACCCACACCTTTAGCATGATACGGCACACATACACCCGCGATATTCACGGTGCTACCTGTGGTAAGCAGAAAGTCATCAGGCAACTGGGTGTTAGAAGCGTCATACTGTGACGGCTTCCTAGTCGCGTCCTTACCATATGCCCCCTTCAAAGAAGTCTTGAAGGTATACGTACCCTCTTCTTCCTTAGTAAAGGGGTTGTCGAACTTCTCAGGCCAATCACCTGCGGCCTTCTCCGCGTACGCCGCCTTCATATGTGAGTACAACTTCTTGGCTTGTGCGCTGGACATACGGAAAGTTAACTCGTACTTAGCGCCGTCCTCAAACACATCACAGGGTACTGAACGTTTCTCCTTGTTGTCGAACCTGTATGTCGTGTTCAAACGCGGCCACAGGGCTTCTACTTGACCGACCATAAAGGGTATGGATTTTGGCTTATCAGCCATATTACTTCTCCTAATGTTAATGTTGAAACCCGCTTGTTTCTGCAAACGGGGACTTCGTGCTGCCCTCAAATGGTGTGTATTCCAGAGTGATGGCCCGTATTGTATCGGGGTGGTTAATCATCTCTGAAGCTACACTTAATTCTTCATCCCTTAGAGAGCGACTAGGTTTGAAGAATAGCTTCGGGGTATCACTATCTGTATCGAAATACATCTTTGTAAGCACAGTGATAGCCGGTGTGTCGTGGTTTGAAAGGAATCTAGCGTACGCTTGCATAGGCATATTCCCGTCACGCGCTTGCCCGAATATAGAGGTAGCTGGGAGGCGTAGTTGATGCACTTCTCGTAACCTACCTTCCGGTGCGATAGCCAAACGCTGCGAAAACCTGCAAGCGCGGCTGCTACCATATCCTGACCCACGAATGTTGTGGGGGCAGTCCATGCACCTGTTAGCTTGTCGTTGCTCTTGAGGTACATCGGGGGATGGAACTTGTGTATCCGCTGACCAACAAGTAGGCAGCATCAATCTGTCTGGATCGTAATCTCCCTCGTAGTATGCGCGAGATATACCGGCTGCGTTAACCACAACCATGTTGTACTCATCGTCATCTACTAGAACTTCGTCTCCCCCTATACATTCGGTGAACAACTTATCCCGTATGCTTATCCGTCTCATAGATCCTGATCTACCTCGGCATCTGGTTCGGCGCTTCCCTTATCCGCAGAAAGCGCGGCGGTAACGTCCTCAACGCAGAACCGGTAGGTGTTAGCTACACGTATGTAGGTGTTCTCAGGGATATTCTTGTTTCTAACCCACCCGCGCACGGTAGATACCGACACGTGCAAGTGGTTGGCTAGCTTCTCAATAGGTACGTAAGGTCCACTCATCATTTTTTCCTAACAGAAATTATATATTCGTTATCCACGTTTAGTCCCGGTGGAACACATTCGGGGTTTTCTTCTAGGAACTGCTTTACATGACCTTGGTTTAGACGCTTTTCGAGAAATTCTGGTACACTGTTCTCTTCAATAAAGTTGTACATAGATTCCCAATCACTCGTCCAATAACGGGTCTTAACGGTTCTGTAAAACAACCCTTCAGAAGTTCGTACACTCTCGACTTCATGCTCTTTGCAATGACCCAAGAGCGCTTTCTTTATGGTGTCCTGCTGTTCCCGAAGATCACTATCTTTCTCCTTAAACTCAGCAGATAATTCATTCCGCTTCGCTTTTATTTTTAGGTAGACTTTGGTCAGCTTATCTAATTCACCACTCATTTTGCACCTCCAAATCTTTGTAGGGTGTGCAATCTAATGGCAATAAATATACTAGTCAAGCAATTTGTTGTATAAATCTACAATTTGAGAGTGAACGTCTATTTTACTATCTAATAAACGGTAAACGTGTTTCTCTACGAGGGAGCCTTGTAGCTGCACAATGGTACACTTGTGCTTCTGTCCTGCACGATGTACTCGGGCGTTGGCTTGGGCGTACGTCTCCAAAGAACTTGTCGGACCCCACCAAACCACTGTGTTCGCAGCGGTCAGCGTCACACCGTGAGCGGCGGCGGCTGGCTGAATAACCAACACTTGGGGGTCGTCCTGTTCTTGAAACGCCTTAAATATGTCAGTCCGTCTACCGACCGGCACATCACCTTGTATGACAGCGTTGCTTATACCCTCGGAAGTAAGTTTGGTAGACAGTATACTTATCGCATGTTTGAAGGGTACGAACACAAGCACCTTCTGGCTTGACTCGTCTATAACCTCACGTAGCACTTTGTATCTGTGCTTTATATCAAACTCTAGCGTGTCGCCCTTATCGGTATAAATCGCCCCGCAAGATATCTGTAGCAGCTTGTTCATGTTAACAGCCGCGTTCACTGCGGTTATCTCTTCTCCCGCAGCTTGCATAATCATACGATTACGTAGCTCTTTGTAGTATTTTTTCTGCTGGCGGGTTAGTTCGACTTCGCGGTTGACATACACCATGTCGGGAAGATCTAAACAGTCTTCCTTGGTGTACCGTATGGCAGGTTGTAGCGCGTTGAATACCGTGCTTATAGCGGTGTCTTTAGGTATCCACTTAAAGTTAGATACTTTGTACATGACCATATCGCGGAATGAACCGAAGAAACGTGGCACCTCAGTTGGGTTTATAAGTTTGGCTAATCCGTAAGCGTCCAAAGGACTTTGCGCGGCGGGGGTTCCTGTCATCATCCACAACCACGTATCTGGCTTGAGTATTTTATTGAGCGTCTTCCACCGTGTGGTTTGAGCGTTCTTGTAGTGTGTAGCTTCATCTACGATTATGAGGTCGAACCCACCGTTGGCTATGTCGTCCTTAACTATGGCAACGCCGTCATAATTGATAATTACGTACTCCGCGCCACCGTCTATTATCTTTCTCCGTTTATCGGGGGAGCCGTACGCTATGTCTACGCTTCGGTGCATAGCAAAACTAAACAGGTCACTACGCCACGCACTGTCCATGATAGAAAGCGGGCAGATAACTAACACTCGTTTTATGGCTCCTTGCTTCATTAAAAAGTCAGAAGCCCATATAGCAGATGCGGTCTTACCGGTGCCTTGCTCGTTAAAACAGAACGCTTTGCGGTTCATAGTTAGAAACGCAGACGTTTCCTTCTGATGTTCAAAAGGTTTATGTTGGCCGGGCCAATCGTATTGTCCCTTTATGGGGGATGGCACCTTAATGTTTAAGTTCTTTAGTACGTGGCTTTCATCAACGCCCCACTTAACCAGCACGTTGTTATCGCCAACCTTATGGCTCTTTGGTATTGCCGTGGTTACTTGTTTTGGGTGCCGCAATTTCAATAGCAGCGCCTTGTTCTTAATAATCTCCAAGACCGTTCTCCTAGTCTTATGTTGTTTTAGTCTTCTCTTTCCCGTTGTTCGCACGATTCTTGCTGGGACTCATTAGCTTGTAACCATCTGCATTGGTGCCCCCGTTTCGTAACGGCTTGTTGTGGCTTATATCTTTACCCTTGCGGTTAACACCTTTTGAATCCAACTCCCGCCTAGCCCTTTGTCTTTCCATACGGTTTGCGTGTTCGCCACGTTTCTTCTGTAGTTGGTATTCGTGTTTATATGGTCGAGGGGATTTCGTGTACGGCATTAGTTCCTCCCATTGTGAGCGCACTCGGTAACCGCGCAATGCCTTCTACACAACCCGCTTGGGCGAGGGTTCCACACATCATTAGCTGCGGCTGATTCCATCTTACTATAGTTTGTAAGCCATTTCTCCCAGAGTTTAGCCTCATCGTCCCTATAGTAAGTATCTCGTATGAGATTCTTGGACACCACGAACAGCAACCCCGCCCGTACTTCGTTGACCTCGGGAAAATGTTTGAACGTAGCCAACGCCATAAGTTCTAGCTGGCCTTTATCGGCGTACCGCGCAGACTTACCTGTCTTATAATCGACCACCCATGCTAGGTCGTCGTTCAGTATTATCAGGTCTGCTATACCTCGGAACCAAACATCTTTATCTGAAAAACCACAAGGCTCCAGCTCCGACGTTAGACCTAGCCTGTATTCGCATAACTTCTTACCCTGTTTGGCTTGAAGACTGTCAAGAACGCCAACTGCATAGTCGAACCGTCCGGGCATGGGGGCGCAGTTCTTTATGTATTCCTCCGCTGCCGAATGAAAGTGGGTGCCGTAAAGCATGGCCTCCGTCTCTTTCTCTTCGTACTGCTTGAGTATCTTCATGTGGTAGAACTGCTTTGGGCATTGCTCAAAGGCTTTAATCTTACTGAAGGACCACGGCGCTATAGTCATTTTGTAGCTTTCTTATCATTTCTAGATAGAATATTCCATATATCGGCCTCTGTGCAATTTAAGACTCTGGCGACCTCTGCGGTGTTCATGCGGCTTATACGGTACAGCTTCAACGCCGTAGCACTATTTACAACTCCCATATGACCTAGCTAACATTTTTTAGTTGCATATTCTTTTGGGTCAAATGGAACATCAGCTTTGGAACCTATGGCTACATCCCACAGATCGTATTTCTCTGCGTGTTGTTTAAGTTTTTTGCTGTACCCAGTAAGAGAACAGGCTGCTAATTTAGCAGCGGCAGTTGGTACGTAGGGAGCAACCTTATGCACCCAACTTATTCGAGCGATAAGCTGTTGCTTACCTACATCTCCATTACCTATCGCCAAAATTGCCGAGTGCGAACAATCAATACAATCAAATTCCATAATCACGCCGTCTTTATCATATACTATCCCATGAGACATATTTGTTGTGTTCATATGTAAGTTACTGCCTCTGCACTTAGGGCAACGTAAGAAATCACCGTCAGTATCAACAAGCCCAACGTCCGAGTACTCATCTAACATTATCTGCAACCTTTCCCTTAGTCGTGGGGTCTACCAAACAAGATATATGATCTACCCCAACCTGTTTAGGCGCGTAAGATTCAAAAGCAAAAATGTGGAGCGCCCCTATATTTTGATGAACGTACACAGCACAATCTTCAAAAGTATCAAAACGGAGTGCCTTTTCCCCTTGCTTGTCCACAATTAGCATGTCCCCCTCGGGGTAGTTAGGAGGGGCGAACAGTATAATTATGGCGATCATAAATTTCATTCACAAGTTCCGTACGATTTACCTACTCCAGATTCGCAGTCAATCGGAAGGTCCATCGCCCAGTGAGGTACCATACGCATACAAGTTTCTACGTAATCTCGGGCGGTGGTTACTTCATCGTCTCGCACACAGCACACTATAGAGTCATGTACGGTTAAGACAACCTTATATCGTTTAGAGACTTCCAACATCTGATAACCGATAATACATCTAGCCAACGCTTGGCATACGTTCTCTATGACCTTGCCACCGTAGATGCGAGTGCGGCCCCGCCGTGTTTGGTAGCTATACTCGACACCCTTCTCGCCCTGCTCACCAACTAAATCGGCGTACTTCAACAACATACCAGACGGTAGAATTATGGCACTGTTGGCTACGTCTACCTGTAACAAGTTATTACGACCGAAAGGTAGCGCATCACCACGAGAGAGATACACCAGCATATTCTGTGCGGCCTTCCACAGGTTATAGATATCTTGGTTAGCCTCCCGGTAAACCTTTATAACCCGCGCTGCCTCTGACTCGCTTATCTCGGTCCCAA